AAATACATATCGTCAAACACACAACAATTTACAAGTAAATAACCACTCATTGGGTACTGACTGCAATTTTCTGAATCAAGGCTTTGCAMATGTTGTAAACTCTAAARTCACATGCCGTCTGCAAGTGCTCCCCTATTTCCTCCACTTCCTTCACCATGTCCTCCATACTCCCCACAACACCCCAATCTCTTTTCTGGTTGATGGCATGTACTATCTCCACAAACTTTCTCAGCATTGCCGATGCAGCTTCACACGCAGGTGAATGATGCCAGGCACTAGAAACATGAAACATGCTGTCTAACCTCATTGCCCTCCATCTACTAATGGTTGCAATTTTCTGAGAAAAAGGCGTCATTAGAACTGTCACTCCTTCTGTTACTAGCTCAGGGTCATGTTGCCATATTCTGCTTTTGTTTGCACAGAGTTGTTGCGCCATCCAGTCTCCTTTAGACTTAACTACTCTTAGATGCCAATGTACTGTTTTCCCCATCATTGTCATCTTGTTTTGTCCTGATTTATCTTCCCCTTTTCCGAAAATGATTGCGTGACAGTATCCTTCCTTCCTCGTGTCTCCCATTTTGGACTTTGTTTTGAACATCATCCCCCAACATTTCCCTCCTTGAATCATAGGTCTAATTATCCTGGTTGTGGTCGCTCTGTGTAAAGCTCCGACACACACTCCAACCGACTCAAGTCTTTCGGTCCCTACAGAAAGGAAAGTATCCACTTCTGTTTTGCTTGCAGTAAAGATAAACTTTTCAAGCTCCATCCATTTGTCTGATAACCTTCCATATCTTTGGGTTTTCGGTTTAACACTCTGTTCAAACCTTTCTCCTGCGGTTCTCACTTCGTCTATTGTTGCTGGTCTCTTCTTCTCYTGTTCTCCGAAACAAGTCATTTTGTCTGGAAGTGTTATTATGCATTCACCACTTTCAACGGTGAACGCCTTGTTATCCAGTATSTTCTTTACTACTTCTTCTCTGTCTTTCCCGTTGGTCTCTACGTCGTTGGTTGTAAGCAGCAATTCTTGCAGGAAGTTCCCGTATGGCCCTCCTCTGTAAGGAAAACTTTCATCAATTTCACAGAATTGAGGGTCCATCCACAGAATATTTTCATCTTCTAGTTCTTTACAAGKKCTGCATCCTTTCTGAGTTRRTTTGAGTTCTGGTTTAATTGCGATTGCTGCCAGTACTGTTTCCATTTTCCTTTCAGTAATTGTACTGTTTATYTGTCGTGTTATTTGTTCAGAGATTTTGCATGTGCTGATCGGTGTTGGTGTTCTCGTGGATCCTACCTGATTTATCTTCATTGGTATTCCGTTTTGTGTGCAGAAATCTCTTACTGCATTCACCCCTGTTTCCACAAGTCCCATGTCTAGCACTCCGTGTGATACGCTGAAGTCGTTAAGTCCTTCTGAAACGCACACAATTATTGAGTCTGCTTGAGTCTTTCTTTTTCTTTGTTCGGCAATATACAAACTTCCAGAAGTAAAAGTAAATTCAATGACCTTTTTCAGTTCATGGTCAAGAACGTCTCCTAAAGAACCTCCTTTTATTCCATGTTTGGCTTCAAAAGCTCTTTGGGCACCTAGTGCTTCATCTTGGTCAAGTAATTCCAGGTTGGTGAATCTTGATTCGTCTCCAGTGGTTTTGTGTTGATCACAGAAAGCAACACACATGTATAGATGTCTCAAATCACTTAGAAAGGCATCCGAAGTTTCAGGAACATCTGGTAAGGCAAGTAGTCTTCTTTTGCGGTTTATGCATTCACGGAGGTTATCCATCTTG